CTCTCCGTTCACGGTCTATGGGGAGCTTGCCAAAAGGGGAGAGGAGACCCGTTGCCGGGATTATGCCTTGTCGGATGAGGATGAGGACCTATGAGGGGTCAATTTCCACATCGTGGAGCTTGGCGGCGGCTTGGATTTTTTCCCACACGCCGGTAGTGGGGTTGGACCTTGCGTCCTGGTAGGCGCCGACGGTGCTTTTGCTCCGTCCGAGGAGCTTGCAGGTCTCGGAGAGGCCAAGTTTGAGGAGGAGGCGCCGGACGGCGTGGCGGGCCTTGCGGGCGGTGACCTCATCGAGGAGGTCCTTCGGGCGGAGTCCGGTGACGTAGTTGACGCTCATGTCATTTCTCCACGCAAAAGTCATGCTCATTCTCCGGGGTCCAAAACACCTCACACAATTTGCAGTGGCGTGCGGCGCCACCCCACGTTCCCCATTGGTGCTTTACAAGGCGGTCCTCAAGGACTCTCTCCATGCCGATGACCAGGCGCTCCAGGGGGATGCCCTTTTTGAGGGCCCACTCCGTGAGGTAGCGCATAACTTGCAGAAAGGGATCGCCCACGTGGGTTGCCTCCCAATAGGACCTCTCCCCTCGGTGGTGGAGCTCGGCATGGCATGGTCCGCACATAGGTAGGGCCCGGGAGTCGGGGGGCTTCATGCCAACCCCGGCGGAGTGTCCCAGGCGGACGTGGTGGGCGTGTTCGGCGGGCCGCTGGCAAACCACGCAGGATTTGCCTCGCAGGAATTTGAGGTAGGAGGGGGAGGACTTCACCGTAGGGCCTCCGCAAGCGCCACAAGGAAGTCCGGGGAGACAAACGGGTGGTCCCGGTCCCCAAATCGGATGGAGAGGGTGTTGGTCTCATGGTCGCACACCACGTGGGCGGTCATGATGGCAATGCGGGCGTCCTCCGGAAGAGCGTTGAAGGCGTGGAAGCCCTCGATGTGGGCCACGGGGGTGCCGGAAATTTCAGAGACGGGTTTGAGTTTGGCGAGCATGGGAGTCTCCGGAAGCCCCGGAGGTCCGGGGCCGTTGGTTAGGCGGGAGGGAGAAGGGTGGTTGTGTCGGGCTTAAAGACGGCCACCACCTTGGGAATTTCGGTCTCAAGGGTTTGCTTTACAATGGCCACAAGCTCATCTCCCTGGATGTCCGTGAGCTCATCCCGGACGGCCTTGAAGTTTTTGACCCCGTAGGCCACGGCGGCAACGGTGCTCCCAACGGCTCCCAAAAGACGCTGTACAGTCGTGATTCCAAACTTTCCACTCATGACCATCTCCTCAAAAAATGCCACCACCGTCTCCGGGGGGCCGTTTTGCAATGCTCCCGGTCCACGAGGACCCAGGCGCGGGAAAACCAGTCTGATACGGCGGGAGTCCACGGCCTCTCCTTGCCGTCCTCGGTGATGAAGGGGCCGAGGCAAGCGCCGTTGTGGTGCTTCAAGGCCACCCATGTGGGGAACGTGCGCTCTCCGCGCTCCTCCCAAGCAATGCGGGCCGCTTCCATGGCCTCCCCGGCGTCACCGAAACTCCGGGCGCCGAACGTGTCCCACCGGACGATGACGTGGCCGCGGAGGAGGTGGGCAATGGCCTCATCAATTTGCATGGGGCAACCTCCACCAATCGGAGGCCCACAGGTCCTCTTGTGTGGGCTCCCAGGGGGCCCGTGCGTCTCCGGAAAACACGGTGAGGGAATAGGGACGGGGCCGCGGGAGTGGAAGCTCCAGGGCCGTGATGAAGGTATGGGGAGGCCACGAGTCCCGTCTCCATCGGGAGCCAAGCTCCGAGGTGAGGGAGGCGCACGCACGGGAAAACGGTTGGAGCTCCTTGGCGCTCAGGCCCATGCCATACCTCTCATGCCGTCATTGAGGGCCATGAGGCCCACGACTCCGTGACCGAGAATTGTGTCCAGAGCATCGAGGACCTTTTTGGCCACGCCCACAATGGGGCCGATGACGGGGAAAAAGATGGCCGCTCCGGAGAGGATCCCAAGGATGACCCGGGCCGCCTTGAGGATATTCCGCACGGTTTGGAGCCAATCGGTGGGTCCTGGGGCCGGTGTGGGCTCAGGAGTGGGAACGGGGGCCGGAGTCGGCACGGGAGCGGGAGGAGGAGGGATTGGCACGGGAACGGGATTGGGGTTGTCTCCCTTGGCAAACGCCACCACGTCCTCATAGACCTTAGAAACCTCGGGGTCCACGGTGCCCGCCTTCACTTGCCATGCAACAAACTTGCATCCGTTGTCATGGGCGTCCTTCATAGTGCGGAAGCGGAGCCAAGCGCCGTTTTCATCGGTCAATGCCCACAGGTTGTTGTCATCGTAAACCGTAGGCTCATCAAAATACCGGGTCCTCACATACGCGTAGGCAAACGAGAGGAGCCAATTGATGCCATATTTGCGGGAAAACTCCTGGGTCCACACGAGGGAGAGCGGGATGATGTGCCGGTGGTTTTGCCGCTTGTACCATTGAAACACGGCCTCGGAGTCCACGTTGGCGGGCGGATTGGTTTCCATCATCCCATTCTCCCTCATGAAAAAGTTTCGGTGATTGCCTCAAGGATACAGTTTGCGGCAATGATGGCCTCTTGTTGGGCCTCTGCTTCATCGCGCTCATCGTCCACAAATTGGCTCTCCACAAGGATACCGGGACAATCGACCGAACGGCAACCACGGAGGACCGCCAAATTGCGGGGCTTCAACCCTCGGTTTGGGATATTGAGGGCCTTGGCAATCTTGGCGCAAATGAGGAGCCCTAATTTGTCCTCGATGGCCTCGGCAATCGGGGGTGTGCACACCTCCACGCCGTGCTCCTTGCCGTCAAACGCGTTGTGATGGCATGAGATGAACAGGTCAAACCCTTTTGCGGCCTGCCCAACGGGCTCCAAATATCCTCCCGTGTCATCCTGCGTGATGAGTTCATACGGAATGCCCAAGCGGCGGAATTCATCGCAGAGGTAGTGGGCTTGGATGGTATTGAGCGCATACTCGGTGATGTTTCGGTTGGCACCGAGAGCGCCGGAGTCTGTTTTGCCGTGACCGGGGTTGACCAAAATCCCCTTGCCCTTGAACGTCCACTTTTTGGGCTCATCGCGGGTTGCCCACAGGTGTTGGCCGAGGGCCTTAATTTCATCGGCGGAGCGGGGTGGCTTGTAGTTGGTGCCCTTGTAGGTTTGCGGGATGAATTCATACTTGACGCCATGGGGAAGGCCACGCACCACGCGTGTTTTTTCCCTGTTCCACACATCAAACCCAAGGGCCGTGGCACAGGCAATGCTCATCTCACCAATGCGGTCCGTAGGGCCCACATCCGCCACAATTGCATAGACAACCTTGCCCTGAAATTCCACCCGGCACATGTCATAGAGCTCAACGCTTGTGCGCTCCTCGGCGTTGAGGCCGAGGGCCGCATTGAAATTCCCCGGGATGACCACGTAGGGGATGGACTCGGAGTCCACGTTTTGGCCTTCTCCAAGCCATTGGGGTTTGCGGAGGGAGGTCTCCTTTTGTCCACAACCCGGGTCAATGGCCTCGGCTCTCGGGCTTCCATCGGCGTCCGTGTCGCCATCGGCCACCACCTCGATGTGCTTATCATGGGTCATGAAAATCATGGGCCGCTTGGAATTGTCGCCACCGTTGACCCAGGGATGTTTGAGCTCAATCTTGGCGAGGGGCAAGGCGGGGGCATCGGAGACAACAAACGTTCCCGCTCCTTTTCCCTTGGCCCACGTGAATGCCTCAATGGCCTTTTGGGTGTTGAGGCTTCCGTTTTCATCCTTCAAGGAGCGGAAGTCCACCGGCTTGGCGCCGGGGTTTTCGATGAGATACAGGGCCGAGGCGTCCTTGGTGAGGACGGAAAAGTATGTGGGCATTGGTCACCTCTCACGGTTGAAATTGAGCCACGGCGGGAGTGATGAGCTCCCGGAGAATGGAAGCAATCGACACTCCACGGCGCTTGGCCTCGGCCCGGAGGCGGGCTCCATCTTCAGCGGAGAGATACGTGAACACGCAGGAATGAAAACGCTTTGGTGGGGTATACTTCTTTTTCTTCAGGGCCATGAGGTCCTCGGTGCTTGACGGAGTGTATCCATCACGAGTACAAGATGGCTGACCAATCTGTCAAGAGATGAAGTAGACCCACGAAAAAAGCCCCAGTTGGGCGGCAACCCACTGGAGCAATCACAGGGAGAGACGGCTCACTATGACCCCGCAAATCTATGTTATCGACGCTGCCATTGCAACAAAAATCGGACTTGAAAAGGCATTAGTTTTGCAGCGTATCGTGGATTGGTGCGCGTACAACAAGCGCAACGAAAAAAACCTCAAGAATGGCCGGGTTTGGGCATACAACACGCAAAAAGCGTGGTCCGCGGAAATGCCGATGGTCTCGGACCGCAAGATGAGAACGCTCCTCGGGGAGCTTGTGGATGAGGGATTCATCTACGTGGCGCACTACGGGGGAACGGATAGGACGGCGTGGTATGCGGTCAATGAGGGGGCTGTGGAGGCGTGCCGGGAGTCCGGGCGGCTCATGCTTGAACAGGCCGCTGCGAAAATTACCAAGCAAAATCCACCAAGTGACAAAAATTGTCAGTTCCATGTGACAAAAATTGTCAGTTGCAAGCGACAAAAATTGTCACTTGACCATTCTTTAGAACAAGAGAAAACACAAGAAAAAACTACAAGGGGGGATCGCGCACGCGTGCGCGAGTCCACCCCAGGGCAGGCCAAGGAGATGGCATTGGTGTGGGAAGCCTACGGCATTGCCTATGAGGCCCGGTATGGCAGGAAACCGGAGTGGGTCAAGGGTGATGACACGGCCATCCGGACACTCCTATCCATGCCCCTGGAGACGGCGGTTTTCGTCGTGGCGCTTTACGTCGCACATCCGAGGACGCACTACCTGGAGCGGTTCCATGAGCTCTCCATTGCCGCGGAGGACTTCCGGAAGCTCCGGACGGAGTTGGAGACTCAGACCATCGGGTGCAAACGGGGGCAACGGTTTGCGCGTCACGTTTTCGGCGCCGTTGCGGATTGGTGGCGTGAGCGCAATGATGAGGCAGGACCATAGGAAGTGACAAAACCATAACCGGAGGCTACCCCAATGGCGGCGTCAAAGGTGAAAAGCAAGGCAAAGCCCAAGGTGGGCAAGGGAAAGGTGGGGCGCCCAAGAATCCACCCGGAAAAGCCTAAGCACGATAGGGAAGGGCGGCCAAGCAAATATCGGACGGAGTTTTGCGCTCTCCTCGTGGGGCATATGGGCAATGGGCTCAGTTTTGAGTCATTTGCGGGTGTGATTGACGTGTGGAAAAGCACGCTTTACGAGTGGGAAAAACAATTTCCTGAGTTTTCGGACGCTAAAAAAAGAGGGGAAGCCAAGAGGCTTTTGTGGTTTGAAAAACGTGGACAAACCCTCATGGAAAAAGGCGGCGGCAACGGTTCCGCGTCGGCTTGGATATTCGCAATGAAGGCTCAGGCCGATTGGTCCGAGACCTTAAATATCAATGCGCCGTTCAACTACCGTGAGCTTCCGGCGGAAAAGAAAGCGCAAGTGTTGGCTCAGGCCAAGCGCAAGGAGGACTGAAAGCGGAGCGCCGGTGGCTTGGCGGTCGCTTTTGTGGGTCCGTGGTCCGAGTTACCCTTGACGGGTGGAACGTGTGTTTCACGTGCCGAGGGGGAGTCATGAGAAACGAGACAAGGGGTGAGAGGATGACCGTGCTATCGGTGGTTTTTTGCTTGGTGACCTTGGCAATGTGCGCGGGTTTTGTGCTTCACGCGTGTTGGCTCCGGTGGGTTGTGGTCCCCGAGATCCGGAGGGATGTCGAGAGAGTGAAGGCGGAGGCCCAAGGGCACGCCGATAGGGCTTGCGGGGCCCGTGAGGACGTGGTTGCGGCGCTTCCTGGACTCCAGGAGGTCAACCGAGACATTGCGGACGCCTTCAAGGCTCAGGCCCTCAAAATCAAGGATCTGGAGCAACAATTGGCGGCTCAAAGGATGCGCGGGAGATGAGTGACTTGGAGGCATTGACCCCGGAGGAGGCTCGCCGTGCCCTGTTTGCTCAGGGTATTGTGGGAGATTGGATTTTGGACCCTCATCAAACGGTGGTCTATGAAAAACTCCGGGCATTGCCTCACGAGATCAATGAGAGTTTGGTGTTTTGTTCCCGGCAATGGGGCAAGTCATTTTTGAATCAAGTGATGTGCCTGGAGTGGCTTATGGAGACGGCATTTGACGCCTCGGTGAAGCCCCGGATTGCCCGCGTTGCGGCGCCCAAAAAAAACCAGTGTGAGGAGATTGTGGAGACGGCGTTGGAGCCCATTCTTTCTCATGCGCCTCCCGGGCTTGTGGTGCGCGATAAGTCCCGCATGAGGTGGCGCATAGGCCGTTCCAGTCTCCGCATTGGGACCACGGAGAGAGCGCACGTCAACACCCTCCGCGGCGGAAATGCCGGGCTTATTATCCTTGAGGAGGGCGGGTTTGTTGACTCGGATGATTATGAATATGCGGTGAAGTCCGTTGTGTCTCCTCAACTCCTCCGCTCGGGCGGGCGCCTTATCCACGTCACGACTCCAAGCGAGGATGAAAACCACTACATCCATGCGGAAGTCATTCCCAAAACCCAACTCATGGGAAGCTTTTTCTCCTACGATATTTTCACCAATACCGCGCTCACAGCGGAGCAAATCGAGAAAGCGGCTCAGTTGTGCGGCGGAAAAGATTCGGACGCGTGGAAAAGGGAATACCTCGTCCAGATATTCCGGAGCTCCACCTCGGTGGCCGTGCCGGAATTCGACGATAAGCGCCACGTGCAGGCGTTTGAGCTTCCCTCTCACTACCACGCCATCATTGCGGCGGACGTGGGCGGAATGATTGACCGCACGGCGGCTTATTTCGTGGCGTATGACTTTCAAAATGACCGGGTGCTTGTCTGGGATGAATCCGAGCATGAGCCTGGGACCTCCACGCGGGTCCAGGTGGCGGGCTTCAAGGAGTTGGAAAAGGCTCCCATGGGAGAGCATGTGCGCCACCGGGTGGCGGATGGCTCCGGTCAGGTCCTCATCGATATGAGGGTGGAGCACAAGTGGGAGGCGTCCTTGCCGCCGAAAACCGATTTTGAGGGGGCTCTCAAAAAGCTCCGGGCGGGTTTTCAACGCGGGCGGGTCATGGTCCATCCGCGGTGTGCGCTCCTTGTGCAAACGCTCAAATGGGGCAAGCTCAACAAACAGGGGACGGATTTTGGCCGCACCAAGGCCCTGGGGCATTGTGACGCGGTGGCGGCGCTCATGTACGGGTATCGCGTGATTGACCTTATTTCGGGGGAAAACCCGTATCCCGCACGGTGGGTGGACCCGAGTACCACCCGGGTGGTGAGGGAGGAGGCCAAGGAGGAGAGCTTGTTGGCCTTGGCGCGGATGTTCGAAAAAGCGGACCGGAGGAGAAAGCAATGAGATTATCGGCGGTGAAACTGTTTGAGGTGAGCCAACTCTCCCCCGATATTCGGGGCAAGATTCAACCCTTGGTGAGCTTCATCAATGAGAATTTCGACCAAGTGATACGTGCCCTCACGAATAAACTCAACCTCTCAGACAACCTTGCGTCTTTGGTGTTGGAGGTGAAACTCTCTCATGCCGTCCCAAAGGATATTCAAGTTCCCAATGCTCAATTGGTGCAAGGGATTGTCCCCTTGCGTGTCCAGGATGCGGCGGTGGCATGCCTCGGGACGGGGTGGAGAATCATTGACAATGCCACAATCCGGGTGACGCCGTACTATTCGGATCCCTTGGCGTCAAACCTCCCCACAACCATGGCCATCTTGTACCAGTGAATCAAACGTTGTACGTTTTAACCAACTCCACCGAAAGGCGAGCACATCATGAGCGACACTCCAGTGAGCACAGGGGGCGCCGATGCCGCCTCCAACGCAAATCCCACGGATTCTTTTGACCCGTCCTCCGTCCCGGGGATTGGGGAAACTCCCGCGTCTCAGGAGGCGGACAGGTCCAAGGCGGAAGCCAAGGCCGAGGCCCAACGCAAGCTCCGGCTCAAAATCGACGGAGAGGAGTTGGAGCTTGATGAGGGGGAGGTTATTTCCCGCGCTCAAAAAGCCACGGCGGCGGACAAGCGGATGATGGAAGCGGCGGAGCTCCGCAAGGCTCTCCAAACCGAGGTTGCGGCTTGGCGCAAGAATCCGCGGCAAGCCCTGGAGCGTTTGGGCGTCAACCCCGTGGAGTTTGCCCGAGACCTCATCTCCTCGGACCCGGGGGCCCGTGAGGCGTTTGCCAAGGACCCAGCGGGGATGCTCAAGGCGTTGGGCATTGACCCCCGCCAATGGGCCGCAAGGCACTATGCCGAGGCCGTGGAGGAGGAACTCGAGACTCCGGAGGAGAGGGCGGCACGGGAGCGGGACCGAGAATTGGAGGAGCTCCGGCAATGGCGCAAGTCCAAGGAAACCGAGGAGCAAACGGCGGAGGAGCGCCGGATTGAAGCAAGGAATGAGGAGATACGGGGGCACGCCGTCACGCGGGTGCAATCCGATGTCATCGAGGCCATTAAGGCGTCCAACGTTGAGCCTACCCCGCAATTGGTTTTCAATATTGCAAGGCGGCTCATGGATTATCTGGACCACCTTCCCGATGATGCGGAAATTCCGGCGGACTTAGCGGCGCGGGCTCTCGAAGAGTACCGCAATGAGGCGTTTGAGGCGTTTGGTCATTTCTCGAAAGCACTACCCGATGAGGCGTTCCATTCGAGAGTTCCCAAGCACGTCATGGAGCGCATTCGGAAGCGGGATATTGATGAGGTGAGGAGTCGGGGAGCCCAAGGCATTTCGCCCGGTGAGTCGGCCAAACCAAAATCACGCAGAGTGACAGATTTGGATTCACTTTTTGAGGGACGCACATTGTAGTCCCAAGGAGATTTGCTAATGGCCGCGACTTATTCAACGCAGACACAGATTGCCGGTAACTTTAAGAAGGTTTTTGACAAGCTCACCGATATGGTGACCTCCAAGGGCTTCATCATCCAAGATGAGATTGCTCCGTTTGAGCAACGCAAAAAGGCGGGGAAATCCATCTCCCAGGCCGTGGTGCTTTCGCACGAAAACGGCGTGACGTTCGGCGGCTCCGCCGGTGGCTCCTACACGTTTGCGGACCCGCAGTCCCAGGCGGTTCAGGAGGCCGAAATTTACCCCTGTGAGATTTTCGTGAGCTCGGGCATTACCACCGGTGCGGCCTCTCGTGCGGCCCAAGAAGGTGAACAGGCATTCAAGGCGGCAACCTCTCTTATCGTCAAGGGCAACCTGAAGAGCCACAAGCGTTTCGTGGAGTTTTGTTGCCTCTATGGCCGTGATGATTACGGTGTGGGCCGCGTCGGTTATTTCACGGCAACGTGGCGTGGTATTTCGTTCACGAACGGCGGCGGCGCCCTGGGCGGCGTGACTTTCACGGCGGGCGTGAACACCACGAGCAAGCACATCCTCATCAATCCCGCGGATTGGGCCACGGGCCTTTTTATTGGTGCCGAGAATCTGGAGATTCAGCAGATCAAGGCCGCCGATGGCTCCGTTGAGGCCGAGGGCAAGATTGTCAACGTGGACCTTGAAAACGCCATCCTCAAGGTGGACTTCACGCCGGTTGCGGCCACCACGGCAACGTCCCATTACCTGGCCATGAAGGCTCAGGCCGCCGGGACCGCCGGTGGTACCCTGGACATGATTGGTGCCAAGAAAATCCTGACCACCACGGCGTCCAGTTTCGGCATTGACCCCGTTGCCTATGGCCTGTGGAAGGGTCTCAAGTATGGTTGCGGCGCCAAGCGGCTCACGTTTCCCCGCCTCATGGAAGCGGTGCAAAAGGGCTGTGACCGCGGGTTGGACCGGGACGTGGAGGTTGTGACCTCGTATGACTCGTGGCGTACCCTCATGGTCGATCAGGCGGCTCTCCGTCAGTACGACGACTCCTATACCCCGACCGAGGCAGTGAATGGCTCCGAGGCCATCACGTTCCACTTCCTCAACGGCAAAATTTCCATCCGTCCCTCGCGTTTCGTGCGGCGTTCGGACACGTTCATTTTTGCAAGCGGAGATTGGAAGCGGTTTGGAAGCTCGGATCTTTCTCTCAAAATCCCGGGTTTTGAGGATGACCTCATGGTGAAGCCCATCAACAACAATCTGTTCATCTTCCGTTCCTTCTCGGATCAGCAGGTGTTCTGCTACATGCCTTCGCAGTCGGTTTTCGTGGACGGAATTGATCCGGACTCGGCGACCTAACCTCTCCGGGAGCCCTCGGGTTAGCTTCAGCCAATGTGGTTGCGGCGGTGAGCTTGGGGGCTCCCGCTTTTTTTGTATTTTGAGGGAGGTCATATGGCAATTTCAGTGAATTTCAACGGCAATACATATTCGGTCCCGGAGAGTGGTGAGACAAATTGGGGCTCCAATGTGACCTCTCTCCTTGTGGCGTTGGCTCAGTTTTCGGCCACGGCCACGGTCCAGAAAACGACAATCCGGGAAGCCACGGGGGCAACCATCACGGTGCTCCAGTCGGATCGTACGGTCATCGTGGGAGGCACGGCCACCACGCCGGTCACGGTCAACCTTCCCGTGGGAGTGGGCGGGCAAGTCTTGGTCCTCGTGGACAAGGACCAAAACGCCAAAACCAACGCAATTTCCGTCACGCCAAGCGGCTCTGAGAAAATCAACGGCGTGGCGGGAGCGTACCTCCTCGATTGGAACGGCGGAGCGGTGGTGCTCCAATTCCGTTCTGGGGACGGTTGGCGTGTCACGGGCACGGCCATGGCCAAGGACGGCAAGTTTGACTCGCTGTACATCTCTGGGGACCTTCAACTCACGGGTGACATCCTCATGGCCGCCGGGAAAAAGGTGGATGGTGTGGATGTGGGCTCCCACGCCCACACCGGTGCCGCGGGAGATGGAGCGCAGGTGGACCACGCTTCCCTGACTTCCAAGGGGACCAACACCCACGCGCAAATCGACACGCACATTGGCAACACCTCCAATCCTCACTCGGTGACCAAATCCCAGGTGGGACTTGGCAACGTCACCAATGATGCTCAGGTGAAAAAGGCGGGAAGCTCAACCAATGACACGTTTCCCAAGTGGAGTGGGACCACGGGCGACACAATTGTGGACTCGGGGAAGGCCGTTCCCGCCGGTGCGGTAGTGGGGACCACGGACACGCAGGCGTTGAGCAACAAAACGCTCACCGCGCCCACAATTGCGGACTTCACCAATGCCAACCACACGCACGCGGGCGCCGGGAGCGGCGGACAAATTGACCACGTGAATCTGACCAACAAGGGGACCAATACCCACGCGCAATTGGACACGCACGTAGGGGCCTCCTCGGGCGTTCACGGCGTTTCCGGGAGTGTGGTGGGCACGTCGGATGCTCAGGTGTTGACCAACAAGGACATCGATGGAGGCACGGCAAGCAACGCACGGCGCCTCACCCTGCCCAAGGATACGCTTGCCAACCTCCAGGCGCTCACCCGCAAGGAGGCCACGCTTGTCTATTCCATGGACACGAAAAAGCCCTATTTTGACAACGGGACAGCATTGCAGGTCATTGGCTCCGGCTCCGGATCCTCGGGGACCAACTATGTGGCAAATCCGGACGCGGAGACGGATGCTTCCAATGTGACCACCTCGGGAACCGTGACGTTGGCCCGGACCACGACGGCGGGAGAGGTTCTCTATGGCTCCCAGTCCTTCAAGGTCTCCAACTATTCGGCGGGCTCCTCCGTCCGGTGGGCTCTCTCGACCTTGGACCCGTTTGTGGTGGGGAAACCGCTTTATTTTGCCGCCAAGACACGGGCTCTCACCGGGTACGCGGCCAATGACCAATACCTTGTGGTCCTCGAGGACGGGGTGGAGCTTGCGGCCACCAAAGTGAACATCCCGCTTGGCGACTATGAGGCCAAGGGGTTTTTCATCCCCCAGGCGGGGAAAACGTACCTCCTGGCAACCGTGGCCGCGCAAACCCGTACAGCGGCGTTTTCGGTGGACAGGCTCGAGGTAAGCGATGTGCCTGTGAGATATGGTCAGGCAATGCAAGATCGCGTGGATTGGCTTCCGACTTTTTACGAGGGTGCCAATGCGTTGGTGGGGTTGACGTTCGGCATTCGCAAATATTGGCGTGAGGGTCAGCACTTCCATGCCGAGGTCGATGTCCGTTTTCAGACACAAACGGGAACGGGCACTCTCTCAATGGCACTCCCGAGTGGAGTCGTGATGGACTCGAATGCCACCGTCCTTGCCGGGTCCATCAATGGCAATTTCGGATTTTATTCGGCGTACATTTCGAGCACGCAACAAGGAAATTGTGGCCTCATCACCTCAAATGCAAACGATACTGGGAGAGTTTACTTTTCCGAAACATCGGATTTGCTCTCCGGGCAAAGCTCGCCCTTGTTGAGGGCCGTCGATGTCTCGGCAAAAGAGTTCAAAATCCACATTGTGGGCATCCCAATTGTGGGTTGGGCATCGAACGTGCAGATGGCGGACCGTTCACTTGAGGAGTTTGCATTCAACTCCTCCACATCGACGGGCACCGATACCACGTCGTTTGGATATGGGATGACTGGAGCTCTCATCCAAACCTATGCGGCCACGGGTGTTGGGACGGTGCAAAAGCGGGTCCGGTTTCAGAGTCCGATTCAACCCACGGATAGGGTATCCTTGGAGTTTCAGGACCCGACAACGGGGATTTGGATGCCCTTGGAGGCGGGTCCGAATTTCCAGATTCAGGCCGCCGCGTTTCAAAACACCCAGGGATATGGGTGTTACATTGCCCTTGTCAATTCAACCGATGTCGATGTGTTTTTCTTCCAGTATGCCCGTGTTGCAGGCAACACGGCCTATGGAGCGGCGGGTGGAGCATGGCCGACAACGTATCGGTGGAGGCTCCGGAAAACCTCCGGCGGAGCTCAGGTGGGTTTCCCCGTGGGTGAAGGAAACATTGTGCCGGACGGGACGGGCTCTCAGGAAACCATCACGGCAACCAAGGCGCTCACCTCCTCGAGTCCCAGGCTTGGCATTGTTGCCTCCCCGGCGGCGGCGGTGACCATCACTTTGCCCACGACAGGCATCACCAAGGGGTACAGGTATCGCCTTGAGGTGAGTGGAGCCACGGAAACCAACTATGTGGCGCTCAACTCCTCGGGCGGCAATGAAGTGGACCGGATTGGTGGAGCGGGTTTTCTCGAGGTGATGGCATTGCAGGACGTGCCAACGGCGGCGGCTCATTGGAGAGTCATTGACGTGGATGAGCGTACAGGAGCCTTGACGTTCTCTATTGCAAGCGGAGCGGGTACGGGTGCTTCCAACCTCACGGGCAAAACCGCATACCTCTCACGGCGTGGAAAACAGGTGTTGCTCGAGGTGTTGCCGTTTTCAATCACAACGGGCACCGGAGCCGGTTCCGGATTAGGGACAAGTGCATTTATTCCGACGCGCTTTCAGGCGGTACGTACACAATCGAGACCGGCAGGCGAGTATCAGGATGGTGGTTTCAACTTCATCAAAATCATCGTTTCCGGCGGCAACTCGGGAATTAGTATTTATAAATTTAATGAGGCGGCATGGAGTTCGAGTTCCGCACTGAACATCGTGTCATCCAATAGCAGCGCAGTAGTGAATTGGCTCACGGCATAAGGGGGCGACAATGACGCGTGAGGACGTGTTGCGTTGGAGTGACATAGGGTCTCGCCTCATTCCCTGGGGAGCGGTTGCGCTCCTCGGGTATGGGGCCACCACCGTGGCCGAGGTTCGGGCCGATATTCGGGCGCTCCGTGCGGATATTGTGACAATTCAAATCAAGATTGCCGAGGGCCGCGGGGTTTTTTTGTTGGCGCTCGGGAAACTGGAGCAACGCTTGGCGGACCATGAGAGGTCCACGATAGCGGAAAAATGAAGGGAGTGGGCATGTATTCGAGGACTCTTTTGAAGGTGACTGGGCTTGCAGCGTCCAACACAACTCCCTCGGTGGAGTTTGATGCGGAGAAATTTTCCATTCACGTGGTGGTGAAAAACTCCGCAACGCTCAACGCGTCCGTCAAGGCTCAGATAAGCAACAACGGGACGGATTGGGTGGACCATCCGGACTTTACGGCGTCCCTCACGGGTGACACGGGGATTATGTGGCGGGATTGGGCCGCGCACTACCGTTATGTGCGGGTGGTGTACACGCGGGTGGCGGGCACGGCGGACCTTGAGGTGGTGTTGGTGACCAAGGGAGGCACGGGGAACGTATGACGGAAACGAAAACGTCTCCCAATTTTATTGAGGGCCCGCGTTGGAATGACGTATGGGCCACGGACTTGTTGGTGCCCATCGGTGCCTCGGCTCCCGACCGCGTGAGTGTCCCGGGGCTCACGAATATCAGTGTGTTGGGATTTGATGGGAACGCCACAACGGAGACCCTTGGGGGCACGTTTGAGGTGCCCCACGACTACATCGAGGGCTCCGATTTGCGGCCACACATCCATTGGGCCGGGAGCTCCAATGGAGTGGGGAATGTCAAGTGGCAGTTCGGGTACTCTGTTTTCACGTTTGACGTGGAGGCATCGGCGGAGACCGTGGTGAGCTTCACGGCGGCCAACCCCGGGCTCGGTGCCAACTCTCGCCCCATCATCAAGGCAGGGGAGTTTCCGGTCATCCCTGGGGCCGGGCTCAAAATCGGCACGCTCATCCGGTTTCGCATTTTCCGCAATCCCCAGGACGCGGCGGACACGTATGCGGCGGACGCCTTGGGTTTTCAGGTGGGGCTTCACTATCAGGCCGATGCTCTCGGCTCCCAAAACGTTTTCACGAAATGAAAGGACACACGATGAATTGTGAAGGAATGGGAAGCAAGGCTCTCTCGGAAAAGGGTGCAATGAAGGAAGTGTTGGCGGCGCTCACCAAGCAAATGTGGGACCGGATGAAGGCGGGGAAGTCCCAGGAGAGCATGAGTGGGGGAGACGTGAAGGAAGCGTTGGCGGAGGCCGGGGAGGGGGAAATGATGGACCCTGCCATGGCGGCAATGCACGAGTCCACGGAGAGCCCCGAGGAGCTTATGGCGGAGGGTGAGGGCAAGCCCAAGTCCAAGGGGAAGGTCCTGGAGCTCTCCACGGTCAAATTGGGCCTCCTGGCGCCCAAGGGGAAGCCTGGGATGAAAAAGCCCATGACTGAAATGATGAAGCGCGGAAGGAAGGCATAACAATGGCAATCCGGAACGTGGATGAGCTCCTTGCTCAGGTCAAAACGTGGGCGGCAATACCGGAGAACACGGTCCGGTTTGATGCTAATGCCATCCTTGGGGAGTGTGATTTGGTGGTGGAGGCGGATATTGTCCCGCTTGTGCTTGCGCTCAATGCACAACTCCTCATCAAGCGCCAACAAATCCCTATCATCAATACGACCCAGTATGTGGAGATTCCTTACCGGGCCGTGGGTCAAATTGTGCAAAATGTGACGTGGACGGACGGGACCACCACCAAGCGGCTCACGCCGTTGGACCCGGCGGACGCCTACCAATATCAAACCCCCGGGACTCCGGACCGGGTGATGTTTGAGGGGGATTTGATGTGGTTGTTTCCACGTCCATCCGCCTCGGGCACGTTGGAGATTAGTTTCCAGGCGGCTCATTCCAAACTCGTGCAAACCACGGCCTGTGGACTCGTGCAATCGGTGAACGTGGGGGCCAAGTCTTTGGTCCTCTCCACCGTGCCTACGGGGCTAATGGCGGGTGTGACCCTCGTGGACATCGTGAAGGGGAAGCAAGGCAACGGACTCCGGGGCTTGGACCTTCAGGTGGCCAATGTGGTGGGGACCACGGTGGAGTTTGTGGATGCCCTTCCGGACGGTGTGGTGGCGGGGGATTGGGTGGCCATGGCCGAGACTACCCCCGTGCTCCAATTGCCGCGGGAGCTCTATCAGTTGGTGGCTTTGGGAGCCACTGCCAAGATTGTGGCCTCCCAGGGGGACACGGAGCTTGTGGGCTATTGGGACCGGCAATTTGAGGACGCGTTGGCAGGAGCTCCCACGGTGCTCTCACCTCGGATGATGGGAGAGACCCCCAAGGTGACGGACCGAACGGGGCTTGTGGGTGCCGTTCGGAATTTCCGCCGGAGGTTGTGATGCCTGCACAGGTAGTGAACATTTCCAATTTTCGGGGTCTTCATCTCCAGGCCAACTCCTTTGCGGCGGTGCCCGATGGAGCCCTTGAGGTGGCGGACAACCTCACTCTCTCGCAGGACGGCATTGCGCGGAAGCGGAGGGGGTTTTTCTCCTACGTGGAGGGGTTTGCGGGAACGCCTCGGAAGCTCACCGAGTACCGGGATACGGTCATCATGGCCTATGGGGACAAGCTCTCCAAGGTGGCCGGTGGGGTCATCACGGACTATGCGGGGACAATGGCTTGGGCGCTCCTCTCACCGAGGTTTGCGGAGGCGGCGGGCTCCCTGTTTGTCTCAACGGACACGGGCATCCGGCAATTGGAGTCCTTGACCTCCACGCCTCGGGCCGCGGGCATTCCTGGGGGCCTGGACCTCTCGATTGCGCTTTCGGGGCAGTCGGGGCCTATCGCGCCGGACTCCAAGGTGGGCTACCGGATTGTATTTGGGCGGGAGGATGAGAACGGCAACCGGAATTTGGGGGCTCCCTCCGCGTTTGCCTCGGTGACCAATCCCCTCACGGACAACGTGGCGGCCTCATATGTCGCTCCTACGGTGACGGTGACCCTCACGGCTCACGGGCTCACGGGAACACCCACAATTGTGGTCAAGAATGCGGTCAACGGGAGCGGCGCGGCGGTCTCGGGAGCGGAGGGGACCTATACGGCTACCATCGTGAACGCCAACACGCTCTCCTACACCCCGAGTGGAACACCCACGGGCCTGGCCAAGATGAGCGTTGGCATATTCAAGCAAGCCACGCTTGACGTGACGGTGCCATCGGCGCTCTCCTCGGACTATTTTGTGCAGGTGTACCGCACGGACCAAACGGCCACGGCAAGCATCGAGGCGGATGAGGATACGCTTAAGCTCCTTTTGGAGACCGGGGTCACGGCGGGTGAGGTCTCCTCGGGGTCCAAGACAATCAACGACGCGGTGGATGACCTTTTCCGAAGCGCATATCTGTACACCAATCCCAACACCGGAATTGGGATTATCAATTCCAATTTTGAGCCACCGGTGGCCAAGGACCTCACGCTATTCAAGTCTCACATGTTCTATGCGGATGTGGAGAGTAAGGAATACCTCTCCTTGGCGCTCATTTCGGCGCAAGTGATGGTCAACGGGGACACGGTGACGGTGGGTGGAAAAACCTACACGGCGGCGGGGGCCGAGAACGTCGGCGCTCGGCAATTTAAGCTCACGAAAGGCACGGGCTCTATTGGTTTTGATATTGACCAAACGGCGCGGAGCTTGTGCCGGGTCATCAATCGAGACACGGCCACCACGGTCTATGCAAGGTACGAGAGCGGACCCCTGGACACTCCGGGGTCCATTCGCTTTCAGGCAAGGCAATACAACGTGAGTTTCACGTTTGCCACCACGAAAACCACGGCGTGGAATCCGGACCCTACCGGGGGGCTCACCTCCAAGGCGGATGTTTTGGAGAACGTGGTTTATTTCTCAAAATTCGATGAGCCCGCGGCGGTCCCGCTCTATCAATACCTTCCCATTGGCTCCAAAGGGGAGCGGATTCTCCGCATTGTGGCGTTGCGGGACTCTCTCATTGTCATCAAGGAGAATTCGGTTTGGAGAATCAACGGGCAGGCCGGAAACTTTACGGCAATCCTTTTGGACTCCACAATTGCGTGTCGGGCTCCGGAGTCCGTGGTTGCAATGAACAACCAAGTGATGATGATGAGCAACCAAGGTTTGGTGGGCATCTCTGAGTCCGGCGCCACGGTGTTAAGCCGGATGGTGGAGACTCCCCTTGTGGCCTTGGCCGCTCAGGAGAGCTTCTACACCAAAAGCCGGGCGATTGCCTACGAGTCTGAGAGGCTTTACATCCTCTCCACCATCTCCGAGGTGGAGGACGCGGACTCCTCGGTGTGCTTTGTTTTCAACCTTGTCACCGAGGCGCCAAGCCGGTGGATGCTCAGTTTTGAGCATGGGATTGTGACCGGGGCCGATGACAAATTGATGCTCCTTGCCGAGGGATTGCTCCTCAAGGAACGCAAGAATCAAAACAAACTCGATTACACGGATTTGTCCTTTTCCACCACGGTCATTTCGGTGGCAACGGATAAGCTCACGGCGGAAATAAACGACACGGTGGGGGTTATTTCCGTTGGAGATGTGCTTGTGTTCGGGGAGGTGCTCTCCCGGGTCATTCACGTGGACCTTGCGGGGATTGCGCCGGTGTACACGTTTGACGCGGCGGTGAATTTTGGGGCCGGTGACACGGTGGGGCACTACAAGGGCATCACTTCCACGCTCCGAACGGCTCCGATCACATTGGGCTCCGTGGCATACCTCAAACATTTCTCGGAGGCACAGGTCCACACCCGGCAAGCATCGGTGACGGAGCTCTCCATCTCCTTCATCTCGGACGCGTTTGCGGGCTCCAACCTTGTGAGGTGGCGGGGGGCTAATCGGCAAACGGGGTTTGGGTTTGACCCCTGGGGATTTTTTGCGTGGGGCAACCCGCGGGGGCTCAAACTGGAGTTCGGCACGGCGTCCGCGCAACCAATCCGCACGCTTGTCCCGGTGGAGGTCCAGAAAAGCACGTGGCTCCAGGTGGAATTGACGCACCGAGAGGCGGCGGAGGCGTTGGATTTGCAGGCAATCACGCTTAAAGTGAGACCAATCAACACGAAGAATTCGAGGTGAGCGGCATGAGAGAATATTGGGCAACCCTTCCCGAGGATGAGCTTGCCTCCAAGCTCAATGACTTCGTGAAAACACATTGCTTGCAGCGGCATCCGATGTATCCACTCTGGAGTCGGGCTTATGGGGCTTATTATGCCAACGCGTTCAACGGAGATGAGGCATCGGCGCTCAATTTTCTGGGCCGAGAGGGAGAAATTCTCCAAACGTCCATCAATGAATTCCGAAAGGTGGTGAGACAAGGCGTGTCCATCATCACCCGTGACCGGTTGAATTTTGAGCCCTCCACCGAGTCCACCCAGGCGGACGTGTTGGAGCAAGCGGAGAACGCAAAACACCTTGCAGCGTTTTGGGTCTCCAAGCACAAATTGGATGAAAAAAAGGACCTCCTTGCCGAGGCGGGCCGGTTGTTTGGGACTGCTTTTCTGGGGGTGATGTACCGGAATGATTTGGGTGAGGATGAGTTGGCGGACGTGGACACGGGGACGATATACCGGACGGGTGATTTGGATTTTTTCACCCTTCTCCCGTGGGACGTGTTTTACGACTGGAGAAAAACCACGTGGGATGACGTGGACTCGTGCGTGTTTCGGGTGAGGCGCAACCGTTACAGTTTGGCCGCTCTCCAGTCGGATCCGGCGGTGCAGGAAAAAATCCTCTCCGGGTCCTCGGCCTACGAGGAGATGCAAGAGACCGGCCAAAACATGGCGGTCACGTACAATCGGGAATTTGGAGACATTGGGTCCGAGACCATCTTTTTGTACTATTTTGTACATAAGCCGTGCCCGGCTCTCCCCAAGGGGAGAATGATGAGTTTCTTGGGAAGCGGGGAGGTCATCAATGATTCTCTCGAAAACCCGTACGGGAACCTCATCATTGAGCCCTATATTCCGGAGACGTTCCAGTCAGGCGATATGGTCTATGGTTATCCCTCGTGTCTCGATGCTCTCCCTCCCCAGGAGAGTTTGGACACGGTGTTTTCGGCGTTGACCACCAACCTTTCCAATCTTGCCGTCCAAGCCCTCCAAGCTCCTGACGCGGCAAATATCGACGTGAAAACCATCTCCGGGATGAGTTTTTTCTCGGTCAAAAAGCTCACGGACGGTGGGCTCAACAAAATTGAACCCCTTCAGCTCACGCAAAACCCGCAGGACGGGTACAAGTTTGTTGATTATTGCCGAAACTACGTGACGGAATTGGGAGACCTCAACGGTGTGCTCCGGGGGACTCCTCCGGCGGGCGTGGATGCGGGGATTGCGCTTGCCACACTCTCGGCCAATGCCTTGGAAGCTCTCCAACCCGCGGTCAAGGCTCTCGTGGGCGTGTTTGAGCGCACGATGAGCAATGCGGTGGTCATCTTCTCCCGGTTTGCAGCGGACAAGGAGACCACAATTCCCGTGAAGGGAGAGGACGGCAAAAGCACCACGCGCACATTGACCGGAAAAAAGGTGGAAGCGGTCAAGATGTTCACGATGAAAATCAGTAACCCACTCCTCCTTTCCCTCTCGGGCAAAATCTCCTTGACCAAGGAATTGTTGGCCACGGGAGCCGTGAAGTCGGGGCAGGAATTCATCCAACTCATTGAGACGGGCTCCTTGCCCGCCGTGTTGGATGACTCCATGGATGAGGTCAATCTCATCAATCGGGAAAATGAAATGCTCCGGAAGGGAGCGCAACCGGCGGCATTGGACGGAGACACGCACAATGAGCACATCCTCTCCCATAGGAGGATTGTGGCGGATCCGGAGCTCCGGTTGAAGGCAAACGCGTACAGAGAAAACCTTGGGGAGATGAATCCGCCGGACGTGCGGCAAGCCTACCAGATCGTGGCGGCGTGCTTGGCACACATTGATGAGCATTTGGGGCTCATTCAAAACGGCAATCCCATTCTCCAAGCGGTAGTGCAAACGGGGAAACTTCCAATGGCTGGAGGCAAATAAATGGCCACGATCAGTTTCAACAACATTGATGACCTTTTGAACGGGAAACGGGCACAGGACACGTTGGCTCAGGGGGCACAGGGGGTGCAATCCAACCCGGAGCTTCCGGGGTATTCGGGGAAGTCCGGAGGCGACACGGCGGGGTTTGCGGGTGGAGGCGGAGCCGGGGAGAAATTCCAATCCGGTCCCAAGGCCAAGGACCCCATGGCCATCATCGAGGCCAACAAGGGGGCTCAGGCGCTCAATTTGGCACAGGAGACCACCGGGAAGGTCCAGGAGGCCACCAAGGGCCTGCAAAACCAAGCGGACGCCTATGTGAGCAAGATGGGGGCAACACCCACCAAGGGCATCGGGCAAAACGTTTGGGATGACCTTTTTTCAGGCGGCGCCAAGGCCGGGGACGCGGCGGCTCAGGTCCGCTCTCGGTTGGACCAAGGATTCAAGGCCGATGATTTGAATTTGGACAACAAGGAGGCATGGGATGCTCAGGCATTCAGTGACCCCACAAAACTCAAGGCCCTCCGGAGAGAGACCGGCAACCAGAAATTTCAGGGTGGATACACCTCGGGCATGCAAGCATTGGATGAGGCCGTGGAGCGCCGGACTCCTGTCGGAAATTCTGGGGTCCTGAACGCCACCCAGAATTTCCGACAGGAGTCGGACAGGGCGGCAAACCGGGGACAAACGGCCAAGACGGCGGCGGAGGAGCGGTGGAACCGGGAGACTCAGGGTATCCGGAGCAACCTCACCTCCCAGGCCGGGAAGGTGGAGGCGGATTTGGCCTCCAAGCTCCAAAAGCAAACGGCGGAGGATGCCCGGACGGCGGCCAAGCTCCGGGCGGATGCCATTGCCCAACAAAAGAAGGACGCGGGCCTCGATACCCTCTCCTCCCGAGTCGGGGAATTCAAAAAGCTCTCCACACCCACCACGGAGGACTACGCGGGCAAGATGTCTCCCCTGGAGGCGGAGCTTGCGGCGCTTGCCAAGGACATTGACGCCGGGAAGTATGTGCAAACCTCGGCTCCCAATCGGACCCGGGAGGATGTGGCATCGGCTGAGGACCGGGTGAGCTTCAACCTCATCAATGAGCTCCTGGGGACGGGGCAACGCTTGGGTCAAGGAGTGACGGCGGCTCCTACGGTGCGGACCCAGGATGTGAGGAGCCCGGCGGACAAGGTGAGAGCGGAATTGGATTCTCTGTTTGCTTCCCGTGCGGCCTCGGCCAAGGCGTTCCAGGACGCGGTGGAACGGAACAAGGTCAATGCGGCGGCGGCTCAGGCATCCCCCAACACGGTTGACCCCAACGCTCCCAGGAGCACAAATATCCAAGCTCCCATACCCTCGCAACCGGTGGAGCCCGGTCAGGCGCCTCAAGGTCCCATTGAGAGAGGCCCCCTCACGGGCACACCTCCCACCAATCCAACCACCACAAAACTCAACAACCGGGACAACGACCCGAACTATGTCTCTCCGGTGGCCAAGCCTGTTGTCAAGTTGGGTGACTGGATTGCGAAAAAGACGGGATGGTGGTGAGCGCATGTCAATTTCAATGAGGGGAGAGTGAGATGGTTGCATGGATGGTCCCCGCGGCAATTGCCGCCGGTAGTGCGCTTGCTCAATGGATGAATTCGAGAGCGGCGCAAAACGCCTCGGAGGCGGAGCGCAAGCACGTTGAGGAGCTTTTGAGCAAGATTCAGGACCCGGAGTTTGATACCTCCACCATCACGCCGGAGGAGTACAAGGTTGTCCAGCGGTATGTGCCGGAGGTGGCTTCCTACGTTGAGGAGGTGGCACCGGAGACGGTGAAATTGGCTTCCCAGGACGCAAAACTTGGGCGGCAAGCCATGCGGGAGGGCCTGGCAGGATTGCAGCGTGCCGCCACGGATGCCACCGAGCGGAATATGTCGATTGCCGAGGCATTGGACGCGGCAAGGCAGGAGGCGGGGAGCCGAGACGCCTCCTTGAGGCAGGATTTTGCGGCAAGGGGGCAAACGGGGAGCGGGATGGAGATGGCTTCCCGCCTCATGGCCGCACAACAAGGGGGCAAGACGGCGGCGGACACTACCCGGATGGCCACCCGAGACGCCTACCGAGAAGGGCTCCAAAACCTCATGAGGGCCGCAAATTTGGGCGGGGAAATTGAGGACCGGGAGCGGAGTGTTGAGTCCGGGAATGTGGGGATTATCAACCAATGGAACCAACGCAACGCTCAAAATCGAAACGCGTACAACCAAACCGTGGCGGACACGATGAATGCCGCAAACCGGTACAACACGGGCATGGTGAATGAGGCCGATGCCAAGAATGTGCAGGCGCGAAATGCCGCACGGGAGGAGGGCCGGGACACTCGGAATTGGGCCTCTCAGCAGGGATTCAACAACGCGGTGACCCGTGTTGGGCGTGCTTCCGATGTGGCGGGCATGGCGCGGAATGACATCCGAGCGGGGGCAAACCAAACCAACAACGCCATCTCCGGGATCGCCCAAGCGGGGCAGGTTGCCTATGACCAATATGGGCGAGGGAGTACCCCGGAGCCCCAGGGGCAGGGGAGAGATACGGAAGCGGATTGGCAGACCGAGGACCAATGGAACCGTAGGCGTCAAGCGTGAGGAGGTGAGAGATGGACTTAGCAGAGACCCAACGGGACGCGTACCTCCGGGCGATGAAGGCCCGGGACAAGGCACAAGATCAAATTGACCCTCCTGGGATGCTTGAAGATGAGCGCCGGAAAATGCAGGAGGCCCGGGGGGCCCGCAACGCGGCGGTAGCATTCCAACGGGCGGCAAATCAGGTGGGGAATTTCCAGGGGCAGGCGGCGGACTCCTCGGCATTTGAGGACTACGCCAAGAATCAGAACATGATGGATGCGGCGGATTTTGCGGGCCGGGAAGCGCGGAGCATGGGGGCCGAGAAGCGTGTCACCCAGGCCGAGGACCGGATGATGTCCGTGGGCCGGGACCTCCAGGCGGAGGATGAGCTCAACGCTCCGGTGGCTCCGGAGGTGGTGGGCATTGCGAATGAGTGGCTTGCCAAGCAGAACATCAAAACCCGGGTCCCGGATGGCATCACGCAACGCCAACTCAAAAACAACCCCTACCTTGAACAACTCATCAAAAACTCCACGTCCAAGGTAGGCCAACCCAAAACGTATCAAAAGGACGTTTTCAACCCGCAAACGGGGCAGGTGGAAGCCGTGTTGTTCGACGGTGTGACCGGAGCTCCCATCAAAACCCTGGGGGTGCCGGGGAGCGCGGCCTCGGTGGTGAAAAACGTGGGCACCGGGGCCTATGAGACCGTGCTCAAGAATGCGAGAGGTGGGGCCGCACCGGGGCAAACGCTTCCCAAGGATGGCCGAGTCCCGGCTCAGGTGGTGGCGGACCGAGAGGTCGATACAGCGGTCCGAAAGGAGGACGCCACGCGGGCCGGGAAGGTTGAGACCGTGAAGGCGGAGAACCGGGCCCGGGAGGATGTGAAAAACGACAACCTAACCCAGGAGGCGGCGGCCAAGGCCGCGGGGTGGAAGGCGCTCACAACGGATGCCCTTGCGCTCTATGACAAGTCCACCCTAGTGGGGCCGTTGGGAGGCCGTGCCACCAAATTGGCCGGGGCCATGGGGTATGCGCCGGATGAGGACGCCTCCCGGCTCAACACCATGCTCATGAGGCGCACCAACGCGTACATCAAGGAGACCACGGGCGCCGGGATGAGTGAGGCCGAGGGACGGAGACTCATGGCGGTGATGCCCGCGGTGACGGACTCCAAGACCAAATTCAAGCTCCAGTTGGAGGAGCTTAAAAAGGAAGCGGACAAGATTGTGGATGAGCGCAAGCTCACCCGGGGTGGTTCTCAATCCGCTCCGAGCGCCGGGGCTCAGTCCTCCGGTCCCAAGGTGTTCAAGGCGGGTGAAATTCCCGATCTCCGGGGAGGGAAGTGAGATGGCATGGGCGCAACACCCTCAGTCGGGGGAAGTCATCGAACTGGAGGACAACTACACTCCGGACGGCGTGAATCAAACGGCCAAGGAAGCGGAGACCAAGGGTTGGAAATTGGTGGAGCCCCTGGAGAATCCCAAGACGGGGGAGCGTATCCACGTGGAACGCGGGGCCGTGAAGGAAGCCATGAGCAAGGGATGGATTATCCCTCAATTGGCCCAAGCTCAACGCAATATGCCCAAGGGGGATGGCTCCTTGGGAGAGGCGGTCAAGGATGCCTGGACAAGTTTCGACCCCACCATGGGTGTGCGGGATGAGATTTGGGGTGGTGTTGGCGCCGTGGTGAATCCTGACAACGTGCCTGGGACCATGGGGGAGAGGTATCGGGCCTACCGGGACGCCGATAGGAGAGCTCAGGCCGAGGCCATGGAGCGGAGCCCGAAGGCATCCACCGTGGGCCGGTTTGCGGGAGACGTGGCTCCCACCGTTTTGACCCTCGGAGCGGGGGCCGGACCGGCGCTTGCTCGGGCGGGGGCCGCGGGGGTTGTGGGTGGCTCCGTGGGTGTGGGGTTTGGCTCCGGCGTGGCCCGTTCGGAAAAGGAAAGCTTGCCGGAAATTCTCGATGAGGGGGCCCAAGCCGGGTGGCAGTCGGGACTCCTCCCGGTGGCGGGTGTGGCCGTATCGAAGGCGGCGGGTGCTACGGGCCGAGCGGTGGCCAACTCCCCTCTCGTGCAAAAGGCCCGGGACGTGTACCGCAACGTGGCGGACGCGGCCTCCAAGGTGGATGAGGCGGCGGCGGGCAAGGGGAAGGCTCAGGGCATTATTTCAGGCGTGAAGGAAGTGATGCGGGATGTGGCGTTCAACAAAACCATGGTCCGCGCATTTGAACAGGGGACGGGGCAGAGCACCAAGGGCCTCTCCGATGCGGAAATCAGGGCCAAGATTTTTGAGGAGCTTGCCAAGCCCGGGCAAAACACCTTCAAGCGGTGGCTCATCGAGGAGACGGCCAAGCGTTCAGGCAAGCCGTCGGGAGCCCTTGAGGATGCCCTGACCATGGGCGCGGCGCGGCGCAATGAGGTCCGGGCCTGGGACCCGGATGCTCAATTGGCGGAGGCCCGGGACGTGGCGCGGAAGCTCCAGGGGGTCACCGATGAGGTGGAGACCGGGAGAGCCATGGAGCGGGGCCGGTTGGAGCGGAGGGCCGCGGAGGAGTATGGGCAAAACCGGGCCACGGGAACCCTGGAGGACCCGAGGGCGGGAATTCAGGAGTATGTGGATGACCTCGTGGAGCCACCACCCGCTCCAAGGGCCAACGCACGGACCCCAGGCCGGGCGGATGATTTTGCCACGGAGTTTGGCAGTGTGGCCGATGAAGCGCCGGAGGTGACCGGGAGAGGGGAAGCTCCATCCTTGAGCATCATCCCGTCCAAGAATCAGGCCGAGATCAAAAAAGCCATGGCCATCCTGGACCAGGGGGCCGGTGTGCGTGGCATGGGTCAATTTGGGCTCCAGAAAGGCGCATGGCATGAGGTTGACCCGGCGGAGCAATATTCACGGTTGCAACAAGCCCGTGAGCTCATTGATGAGCAACGCAAATATTTTGAGGCCAATAGTCTCGGAAAAGCTGAGCAGCTCATGCGGAATCTCCGGGGCCGGTTTGATGAGGCGTTGAAGGCTCAGGAGAGCAAGGTGGCCTCGGACCGGGTGTGGAGTGAATCTCAACGGGCGTTGGACAATTTCAACGGTCCAATTTCGTACCGGCAACCCTCGGGCCGCACGGTGATTGACCCTGTGAAAGTGAAACAGTCTTTTCAAAAAACGGACGCGGGGCACCGGATGACGGACTACGTGACGGATTTTGAGAACACGGCTCAGGAATTCAACCTCGGAAGTCCTCAAACCCGGGAGGAGGCGCTTGGGGCCTGGAGAGCGGGGGCCAAAAAGGCGGACGATAGGGCGGCGCTCACCTCGTTTGAAAAGGACGGGAGCCCTTCCGGCCTGGCCATCGAACGTCTCCAGGCAAGCAATGCCAAAAACATTGTCCAGGAGTTCCTTGCATCCCCTGCCAATGTGCTCCGGAAAATCGATGAGACGGTGAAGCTCCAGGGCCGGACCTGGACACCAGATGAGCTCAATGAGGTGATGAAGTGGAGGGCTCAGTTTGAACAACTCGCCAAGAATCCGCCTCAAAAGCCCGTCTCATCAAGCTCCGGCATGGGGGTGGCGCTCGGGACCTTCCTTGCCACCACGGCGGGCAAGGCGTTGGCGCAACGGCTCATGACGGACCAATGACGCTTGGGGGAGAGGGGACAACGGGGTATGATGTGTGTGGCGAGAACAGGACAACACCACACATCAAGGACCTCCTTTGATGATTACCAGCCCCGGAAATGCAACCGGGGCTTTTTTCGTGGGGGAAACATGGCCAAGTGGATAATGTGTGGATTGCTTTTGGTAGCGTGCGGACGCCGGGAAACGAGTCATCCGGGTGTGGTGAATGCCTCCTTGGAGGCGGAAATGCGCCGGGTGGAGCCCCAACTCCTGTGGGGTTGCGACATGCCCACAGAGTCCGGGCGCAAGGATTGCAGCGGTGACGGGATGAGCATGAGTGGCAGGTGGCTCCTCGATGGTGGGCCGGATGCCCGGGTGTGGGCGGCGGTGCAGGCGTCCATTGATGCCTCCGGGCGCCCGTGGAGAGCGCCGGACAGGGTAGGTAAGCAACCCACGGACTCGTTTTCCCGGGATGGATTCTTGGGGCTCCTGGAGAGCACGGTGGCGATGAGTGACAAGGGGCCGCTCACAAGGGTGTGGGTCTACGTGAAGCGCACCGGCAAACTCTGTCCCGATGCCACGGACGGGCGGTGTGACGTGACGCCTTCCGTGTCCATCTTGGCGCGGGAGGTCCTGGGGGAAGGGGTGAGCGCGGCGGAGCGGGTGGCGGATGAGGCCACGGTGAATGGGGAGGCGGTGGCGGCTCCTGGAAATTATCGGGCCTACCTCGTGGCCCGCAAGGTCCACCTCAAGGCCCGGTTAGGGCGGCTCACGCAGGGGTATTGTCACGCCATTGTGGTCCTCCGGAGCCGTTTTCCGGAAAACGTGTTTTTTCGGGCCGTGGACGCGGAGTGTGGCCGGGGAAGGTGGGAAGCTGTAGGAGAGGCTTTAACCCGTTGTCTCGGGGCTTGGAAAAATCCGGGCTCAGAATGGACGTGGAACGCGGGAAACTCGGAGTGTATTGCCACCTCACAGGGTCATGAGCTTATTTCTATGGCAAAATACCTCCTCCGGAGGCCGGTGGTTGGCCTTGTCCCGTAGGGCCGCCTCGAAATGAGTCACCGTGCGCCCGAAAGCATCGAGGACCAGACAATGCCACGCAGCGGCGCGGGCGTTTCGGCTTTCCACCTCCTGGGTCTCCTTGCGGAGGAGTTTTTTGGCGTGACGTTTTCTCATGCCTGAGACGTGCCCTCCACCTTGCGGAGCTCCCGCTCCTTTTTCCGATCCTCAAGCCAATACAGGGCCGTCTCCAATCCTTGAATGGCGCACCGGTTTTGAATGCACGGGAATTTCGCGTTGAGCCCTTCAATGATGATTTTTGCCGCCTCAATGAGTGTATCCACTTGGCAACCGTTGACTCCGTGCTCACGAATGGGGCCGTTTTGAATGCGGAAGCTCACCATATTTACATCGTGGTCCACATAGACGGGCTTGGATTTGCGGAGCTCATCAAATGCGGTCCAATCCACCTCCCCGTTTTCCTTGCGGGGCCGTTCCTGGAGGATTTCAAACTCACCAATTTTGGTCACGCCTAACAGTGTTTCGAGAGCCATGTTTTGCTCCTTGAAAAATTCAACCCCGAGGTGCCATCGATTAAAACACCACGGGGCGTCCGCTCACCTTGAGCGGAAAATCATTTGGGCCATGGAAAATTAGTTTCAAAATTCACAAGGGCGGGGTCCACCTCCTCCGCGCACCACTCAAACGAAAGGTCCGGCTCCACGCCGTTGGCCTTGTTTTCTCGGAGGCATTGGTCAACCCAGACAAGGCATTCTTGCTTGGGGTCCTTGCCACAAATCACGTAGGCGTCCCCAAGGAAAATTGGAACAAGCGAGAACAGAGCAAGCATCACACCCCCCAATCCACGGTCATTGTGGTGGGCTTGTATTGGCGGAATGCGGCAAGGAATTCCTTGAATGAGGCCGCCGTCTCAAACACAAGGCAACCGGCGCTCCCTGGGGATGTGGCGTGGTTTTCATCCAAATGAATTCCAAAACTCCCACGGCGTGTGGAGGACAGGGGCTCAAACGGGATGAAGCATGGCCCAAGGCCGGGGCCGTGGGAGGCATCAAAATTGTCTTTTCCTTGAGCCCACTCCTCGGAGCCGAGGGAATAGGAGCCCTGGGGGCAAGGCATGAGAGAGCCCGGGACGTTTGCGGGGCCGCCTTTTTGAAAGGTTTGGCGTCCGGGTGCCCCGGAGAACACGTGGAACGTGCGGAGCGGGTTGGTGGAGAGCAATGGCACAACGGAGACGGCAAGGAGCTCCAGGCCGTGGCCATCGATGTGTCCGGGGGATTTGCGGACCACGTGGAGCTTGTATCCACCGGCGGCGGCAACGGCCTTGTCCTCCATGGCGGCCTTGAATGCGCGGATGTCATCCTGGGGGTCCTTGGCGGGCTTGGGCTCCACGTTGACTCCCTCCTCTCCGCGGTGCGCCTCCTCTTTGACCGCACCATCGACGGCAATTTGCTCATCCCGGATGGCTTTTCCAACCCACATATAGGCTTCTTCGAGGGCCGTGAGGCATAGGGATTGGGGCCGTCCATCGGGGAGGCCGGTCATCACGTTCTCTTCAATGGCCTCAAAAAGCCCCTTGAAGTAACCTTGTTTTGCAGCTCTCACTTCGTCGTATCTCACATAGGAAAAACGTTGGCTCACCATGCAAACACCTCATCTGGGTTTAGGAGTTCATATTCTCCGCTCCGGGAATGCTTTTCCCGGCGGAATTCGGCAACGCAACCCAGGAGGCCGGGGGCCTTCCCGGGGTCAAACACAATGGGGACGGTGACGTGATCGGTGCGCGCACGGCCACCTCTCACGCGGGCCTCGATGCGGAGCATGGTGAGATACAGGTCCTTGAGGGCCGCTTGGCTCATGGGCTGTATTTGGGTTTTCTCACAATGGGAGAGGTATTCCCCCCAATAGCGGCTCCAGGCTTGCATGTCAGTTGGGCGCTCCGGTGTGTTGGGCATTTTGCTCCATGTATTCTCGGAGGGCCTTGGCTTCCTTGCGGCTCATGGGTGCCACATCGAGGAGTTTAAACAACCGAGCGCGGAGGGTAGCGGGGTCCATACATTCCCGGTACCCCTCGGAGAGCCCGTCCTCCCGAATGTCCCAAGCCCGTCCCCAGGTGAAGGCCCGCTTGCACATCCACACAAGGAGCATGTCTTTTTCATCCTCACCGATGCGGAGGCGGTCCCGGAGGACAAGGGCATAGGCTTCCACGCGAGCAAGAGCAAATTGCCCTGAGAGAATTTCAAGGGCGGACTCCGAGAGGGGCCAAGGAATTTCCACAAATTGAGTGGCTTCGGGATGCTCCCCGAACGTGAAGATACAGGGCTCAAACGTGGCGTTAGTTTTCAACGCTTGCGCTGCAAAATCCCGACATGTGGCAAACCACGTCTCCAATTCACAATCCATGGGACCCCCGGAGTTTGAGGCGCACACCCAGGGAGAGGAGCATTTGGGCTTGGTCCTGGGTGAGAGTTTCGGTGTGGGTGAGGTCTCGGCAAATGCGCCGGGCCTTTTCATTCTTGGGATAATAGAGAAAACGGCCATAGCAAAACTTGGCCTGAAAGGACGCGGATTCTTTTTTGTCTGGAGCCGGGCTCATGGAGTCATCCTAATGAGGTGCGTTCATTGATTCGGCTCCATTAAGCCCACTCAATTGGGGCTTGTCAATGAAGGCGGTACAGGCGAGGTGCGTTCATTGATTCGGCTCCATTAAGCCCACTCAATTGGGGCTTGTCAATGAAGGCGGTACAGGCTACAAGAAAACCACACCCACCAATGATAAGGGAGAGACGCCATGTTACGGGTTAGGGTATTTGTCGGTGACAACTATGTGTTTTGGTATTGGTGCGACTTCATTCCCCGCAACGGGGACCGTGTGGAGCGCATAGGACGGGATGAGAGAGGGAAGGCCACCAAGGAGGCATACCGGGTGAAGGATGTGACCCACCTTGTGGAGGTGCATTCCGTGGCTAACTACGAGAGGGCGGATGTGGTCCATCTCCATTGCGAGAGCATTCCGGAGGCGGGTCATGGGGACTGATGTGGCATTTGAGCTCTCCAAAGCCGTCCTGGGGGACTCGGGGTTTGAGTTTTTGCGGGCGCCGGTGGGGTGTTCCAGTTTTTGCCTCCAGGGCCGTCCCATTCCGGTGGGGGCCGTCTCCATGGCGGAGCCCGAAAAGGCCATCCGTCACCTCACGGATGAGGTTGTCTTGCGGGTGACGCAAATCCCGGCGGTCCGGGGTGTGCTCCGGGAGAAGGAGGACCGCATTGCCTCCCTGGAGGGCCGTTTGGGAGCCCTGGAGGCCGAGGTTGAGAATTTGCGGCGCTACAAGCTCCTGTGGACGGCGGAGACGTGCCGGGCGGCGGGAATGACTCCCCAGGAGACGGAGATGGCAATTTCGGAAGCAATGGAGGGCGGGCAATGATGGTGCCGATGGTGTTGGGGTTTGTCACATGCGAGATACTGAGTATCTCCATGGAGTCGGCAATGATGGTGCCGATGGTGTTGGGGTTTGTCACGGGTGTGTGGCTCTCGGTGGGAACGATGACGGCCATTCTTGTGGAGGACGGAGAGGAGCCGGGGTGGACGGTGTGGCCGAGACGTGTCGGCATGGTGCTCCTCGGGCCCATTCCCTTGGTGAGGACGTTTCTGGACCTCGGGGAGGGGTTGGAGTGATGGAAAAGGTATCTCAGTTCAATTTGGCGTTAGGCATCGTGATGGGCTCCTTGGAGGGGCAAACGGTGGAAATGTGGCTCCTTCGCCAAGGCATCAAGGACACCGAAATTGATGAGGCCAAGCGGGCGCTCAAGGTGTTGGCTCAGGCCGCATACGGAACGCGGTGATGCAATTTTCTCCATGTTCTCGGGGCCGGATTCAAGGTTTTCCAAAATCTTCCGATGAGAGGATCAATGGGGCGCTCGATGAGGGCTCCAACGGAGGGGGCATGGAAACGATCAAAGTCCGCGCAAAATTCCAATATGGCCACCGGCGGCTCTATGTCGTGGGTCCCCAGGCCGATGCCATCAAGGTCCTCACGGGGACGGTGACCCTCACGGATGAGCGGGTGTTGGCGCTCCGTGCCCTGGGTGTGCGTGTGGAGTTGGAGGATGGCTCCTCCCCGGTTTTGGACTTGGAGCCCGCCAAGCATTGGGATGAGTGGTGAATGACACGGCGTGCATTTGG